GGTATCCGCAACACGTCTCTTGCTCAAGAGCACTTTACTGCCGCACGCATGGCGTCAAACCTTATGTTGGCCAATTGGGCCAATAAGGGCGTCAATTTGTGGGCCGTTGACTTGATTACGGTATCGTTAACGCAGACGCCAACCATTTTGACGCTGACTGCAACTGGATCAACTGTCACGCTGACTTATGCAACGCCTGACACACCGATTTATACGGTTGGCAGCTCAATTACGGTGTCTGGCGTTACACCGAGCGGTTACAACAACACTTATACCGTTACGGCTTCGGGGCCAGGCACTGTTTCGTTTGCCAGTACAACAACAGGCACAATGACCGTTGCAGGTACGATTTCGTCACCGACACCAGCGCCAACTTATAGTGTCAATCCAAACACTGTTGTGATTTTGGATGCATACATTACGACTGGCACAACAGGCACGGCAACTGAAATTGACCGCATCATTTTGCCTGTATCGCGTACGGAATATGCGTCATATCCAAACAAACAAAACACTGGTTTCCCTACCATTTTTTGGTTTGACAGGTTAATTTCGCCAACTGTTTCTCTTTGGCCTGCACCTGATGGCAATGAAGTGTCATTGAAATATTATCGCGTGCGGCAAATACAAGATTCGGCATTTACCAACGGTCAAACCGTTGAAATTCCGTATCTTTGGCTTGATGCTTTTGCTTCCGGCCTTGCTTATCGCCTTGCAATGCAGTGGGCGCAGCCACTTGTTCCTCAATTAAAAACAATTGCTGATGAAGCGTATATGGTTGCAGCCGATCAAAACATTGAAACGGCCAATCAATACATTTCGCCGCAAGTATCCGGTTATTATAGGTAAAATCCATGGCTTATGCGTCAAAAGCGGGCAGGGCCAGAATAAGTTCCACCAATCCGCAGGCATTAGCCATCTGCGATAGGTGCGGGTTTACCTATAATCACGTCGATTTGATGTGGCAGTATGATTATGCGGGCGCTGGATTGATCAACAAGCGCATTTTGGTGTGCAAACCTTGTTATGACACGCCGCAAGAACAGCTTCGTGCAATTGTTTTGCCTGCAGATCCGGTGCCGATCATCAATCCGCGTGTTGAAACGTGGGCTGAGGCTGAAAACTCATACATTACAACGTCCGCACCTACTGTTTATGACCCTATTACGGGCATTCCCGTGCCATCCGACGTCAATGTAGTGTCTGAAGCAGGTCAAAATTACACCACGCAAGTTATTGGAGCGCCAACGGGCCTTGAACAAGGTGCAGTCATGCCTTTGTTCCAAAAGACGGCATACAATGTAAACTTGTCTCCTCTTTCGGTGACGGCAAATGGCACTTCAATCATTACCGTAACGTGTTCCAAGCCGCATGGCATGGTGACAAACAGTCAAATATCGGTCGAAGGCTTGGCAAACAACAATGCCAACGGCTTTTATAGCGTCACCGTGACGACTGCGACGGCCTTCACCTATCAAACAAACAGTGCTATACCATCTGCAGCTCTTTTACAGGGTACAACCAACATGGTTACGGCTTTGGTTGGTCTGCCTTACGACTATGATCAAATTCCGCAAGTGGGGCCATAATGTCTAATATTACGATCCCTAACCTCCCATCGGCCATAGCACTTACGGGGAGTGAGCAGCTTCTTGCTGTACAATCGGGTTCGTCTGTAAAAATTACTGCGTCTCAACTTGCCACCTATACACTGTCCGTACAAAACAACGTCGTAAGCACAATTGGATTTGGCTCGACTGGTTTGACGCCATCTGCTGGAACGTCAGGAAACATCATTGTTTCTGGCGTTCTTAACGTGGCAAACGGCGGTACGGGCGTCACAACCAGCACTGGGACTGGTTCTGTTGTTTTAAATACGTCACCAACGCTTGTTACGCCTGCATTGGGTACGCCATCATCTGGGGTAATGACTAACGTCACTGGATTACCCCTGACGACTGGCGTGACAGGTATTTTGCCGTCTGCAAATGGCGGGACGGGTTTTGGTACTTATACCACTGGTGACCTTGTATATGCGAGTGCAACAAACACGCTCTCGAAACTTGCGATTGGCGCTAACGGCTATACGCTGCAATCAAACGGCACAACGCTGGTTTGGGCTGCGGCAGGTACGGGTACGGTCACAAGTGTTAGCCAGACGTTTACGGGTGGTCTTATTTCGGTTGCGGGATCTCCCGTTACTTCTTCTGGCACTTTAGCATTAACAGTCGCGGGGACTTCAGGTGGCATTCCTTATTTTAGTTCTAGCAGTGCTTGGGCTTCTTCTGCTGCTTTGGCTGTTAATGCCATTGTCGTAGGTGGCGGCGCGGGTGCAGCGCCATCAACAGTCACAACCAATTCGACTGTATTAACAGCATTGGGCAGTGGTCCAACAGGTACAGGCAACATTGTGTTGTCAACTGCGCCTACGTTTACGACGTCCATCACAAGCCCACTGCTTTTGGGCGGAACCGGAACGGGTTCAACTTTAACGCTTCAATCAACGAGTGGTATTGGTTCGACCGATTCTGTTGTGATTAAAGTGGGCAATAATGGTGCAACGACTGCATTGACGGTAGCGTCAAGCGGAACGGTGACAATTGGCACGTTAAACCTCACAAATGCCCTTGGAACGTCATACGGCGGCACGGGCCTTACTTCTTTTAGTGCTGCAAACAATGCCATTTACAGTACGTCTTCTGCGGCTTTAACGGCTGGTACATTGCCAATTCTTGCCGGTGGTACTGGTATCACATCCTTTGGCACGGGCGTTCAAACTGCTTTGGGGCAAAATGTTACCGGATCTGGTGGCATTGTGTTGGCAACGTCGCCAACACTGACGACACCGACAACAAGCGGCAACGTAACGGCGACAGGTACATCTGCACGGTTTTTGGCTGATTTTAGCAATACTACGGTCAACAGTCGGTTTGCATTTCAAACGAGCACGACAAATGGCGCAACGGGTATTTACGCGCTGCCAAATGGCACGTCAGTTGCTGCTTCCTTGCAAGCGTCGAATGCAGCCGATCCAACAAATGCCAGCAAGATCTTAATTGCAACAAATGGTTCGACGGATGTTCAACTTGTTTCCGGCATCAATGGCACGGGTACTTACCTGCCAATGACGTTTTGGAACAACGGTTCCGAGCAAATGCGTTTGGCCGTCAGTGGTAATTTTGGAATTGGTACAAACAATCCAGCGGTCAAGTTGGCAATTTCGTCAACTGATTCAATTTTAATACCAGTTGGCACGACTGCACAGCGTCCCACTGGAGCAACTGGTTATTTCCGCTTTAACAGCGACACATCGGCTTTTGAAGGTTACAACGGGTCTGCGTGGGGATCAATTGGTGGCGGCGCAACAGGTGGTGGTAGTGACCAAATTTTCTATCTAAATGGGCAGACAGTGGCGACAAGTTATAGTATACCTAGTGGACAGAACGCAGGTACGTTTGGTCCGGTAACGGTCAATTCTGGTGTTACCGTCACTATTCCGTCCGGTTCAACTTGGAGTATCGTTTAAAATGTGGAAAGAAAGCTTGCTTTCAACCTTCAAATACAAAGACGGGAAACTTTATCGCAAAACCGATAAAGAAGTTGGCGCGTTCAAAGGGCACATTGCGTACGCAACTTTCAAATTTAAAAGCCAAATTATGTACACTCACAGAGCAATTTGGATCATGCATCATGGGAAAATACCAGTCGGCATGGTAATTGACCATATCAATGGTGATAGATCAGACAATAGAATTGAAAATCTTCGGGTCTGTACTCGCGCCGAAAACAACCAAAACACAAGACTTAGAGCAAATAACACATCTGGCACAAAAGGTGTTTGGTGGGATAAGCATTCAAAATCGTGGCGAGTATCAATTTTTAAAAACAAGCAGAAGCACGATTTGGGGCGTTTTAGTTCTTTAGAAGAAGCTAGAATAATTGCTGCTACGGCAAGAAACACTATACATGGGTCATTTGCCAATCATGGCGCAACTAATGCGGAGGCTGCATAATGCCTATTAAGCTAAATGGGTCCACATCTGGATACACACAGATCTCAGCCCCTGCTACAGCCGGTAATAACACCCTTGTATTGCCTGCGAACAACGGCACCAGTGGGCAATATATGCAGACTGACGGTTCTGGCAACCTGTCGTTTGCAAATGTAACCATTCCTTATTCTGGGTTCTATAATATGTCCGTTGGGACATATACAACTGCATCCAATTCCTCCGGTTCTTCTCTTGTATGGAACAGCAACGGCAACCTGACTTGGACAGTACCGACCGGCATCACAGTTGCTAAATTTACCCTTGTAGGTGGCGGTGCTTCTGGTGGTGTGCAAGCTTCTGGACAAGCAAGTGGCGGCGGTGCTGGTGGTATTGCTATTAAAGTTGTAACAGGTTTAACACCGGGCGCTACAATCGCAATCCTTATCGGAGCAGGCGCTAGTGGTGGCGCTGGTGGGAACTCTACAGTTGGATCTCCAGCAAACTTGGTCGCAAACGGCGGTGCGGCGGGTGCTACAGCTGGTGTCATTTCAGTGTTGGGTGGCACCGCAACGGGTGGCACGATTAACATTCAAGGTGGATTTGGTATGCCCGGGTTTACTTGGGCTGGCGTGGGTAGCAATGCCGGGAATGGTGGCTCCAATATGTTTGGCGCAGGTGGTGCCAATACCTCGGCCAACCAAGCAACTGGTAGCAATGGCACGGGATATGGCGCTGGCGGCGCTGGTGGTCTTTCGGCTGCTGGTGTCGGCACCGGCGGTCTTTGCATTATTGAGTTTTAAGAGGGTAACATGGCAGTTACAATTAACGGTAGTACTGGTATATCTAACGTGAACGGCACGGCTGCTGCGCCTGCGGAAAGCTCTGGTGCGGGTAACACTGGCTTGTACTTCCCAACAACCACAACGGTTGGCATATCCACCGCTGGCACAAATGCGTTGTACATTGACGCGTCCCAAAACGTAGGGATTGGGACAGCATCGCCTTCTGCTGGGGCAAAATTAGCAGTTGTTGGCGGTGGCATACAATTAAGCGGCGGCACAACTTCTCAGGCTGGTTTGCGTATCCAATATGCGTCAAGTGTCGCAACAATCTCTGGCATTAACAATGACAATAACGCCTATAACCCTATTGCTTTTCTAACAAGCGGCACAGAGGCTATGCGTATTGACACCTCCGGCAATCTGCTGGTGGGGTATACGTCATCAAACGGCTCATACAAATTACAAGTCAATAGTCAAATATTTGCTACATCTTCTACAATTGCAACTTCTGATGCAAATTACAAAACAAATATAACGCCGCTTACTGGCGCGTTAAATCTTGTACAAAAACTTAATCCCGTATCATTTAATTGGAAAAAACATGAAGTTCATAATTTTGATACGGAAACACCTACTGTTGGGTTTTTAGCGCAAGAAGTACAGAGTGCATTGGAAGGGCAACCTTATTTGAATAGCATTGTTAAACAAAGCGAAGTTACTTTGTTGGATGATACAAAACAATCATTTTTGGGTATTGCTGAAGGCAATATGATTGCACTTTTGACCAAGGCCATCCAAGAACTATCAGCAGAAGTCACCGCCCTTAAAGCGAAGGTTGGAGCATAAACATGTCCGGCACTTTACAAGCCACTATCCTCAAAGACGGTGCATCATCCACCAACAACTTGACGTTTGATTCAAGCGGTAACGCAACGGTCGGCAATAATCTGACTGTGACTGGGACAAGTACGTTAAATGGAAACACATCTGTCACGGGGACTATTACGGGTTCAAGCACCATTGCCGCTGCGACAGGGACGCTTTATCCTATTGTGTCTGGGACCGCTCAGGCATCCACCAGTGGAACAAGCATTACGTTTACCGGCATTCCGTCATGGGTAAAACGTATTACTGTTATGATTGCAAATTTAACATGCAACACAACATCTACAACTTATTTGTTGCAAGTTGGTTCAGGGTCAGTAACGACAACTGGTTATGCTTCACAGGCTTGGACAACCAGTGGGTTGGGTGTTGTAACATCTGGTTTTGCTTTAGCTGGCAATGGCGCTAGTGCGTCTTACGCGCTTTCTGGTTTGTGCTTTTTAACTTTGGTTGGTTCTAATACTTGGGCGCAATCATCGTCTATTGCATACACTAACGTGACTTCTGTCGGTTATTTGAACAATGGTTACACACCTGCTCTTTCTGGTGCATTAGACCGTGTAGTTTTGACAACTACTGGTGGAACAGCAACATTTACTAGCGGCACAATTAACATTTTGTACGAATAAGAGGACACAATGACAAACCCAATCAATCTTGAGCACACAGTTGAAGAGATCAATTCAATCCTGACGGCATTGGCTGCAAAGCCATATGCTGAAGTTGCTGACTTGATCCACAAGATTAAAAACAAAGCCGAGGCACAAATTGTTGTTGCTGCAAAGGCTGTTGAAGAAGAGTTCACCCCTCCCGCAGATCAACCTCCGCAGGCGTAACATGACAGACAACCATAACACCAATCTCGTTATAGATTCAGCTTTGGCAGGTGGTGTTATGTCCATGCCGCTTTGGGCGACAGGGTTAAATGAATGGCTTGTGCTATTTCTGCATTTAGGCGGTGCAATACTTATCGCCTATCGCATTTGGGTTATGATCAACGAAATTAAAAACAGAGAGTAGATCCTGTGGACCCTCTCTCAATCCTTGCTGTGGCTCAGGCGGCTTATGCTGGCATTCAGGCGGGCATTGCTGCAGGCAAAGAAATTCAAGGCATGGCGCAAGATCTGTCCGACCTTTGGGGCAGTGTCGCAAGCCTGACGCACATTTCTGCCGAAAAGCCATCGACAAACATTTTTTCCAACAAAAGCGCCGAACAAATTGCCATGGAGCGTTATGCGGCCAAGGCAGAGGCGCAGGATTTGGCCTTGAAGGCAAAAAACCTTTTTGTCGGTAAATTTGGATTGGCGGCTTGGGATCAAGTGCAACGCGAAGTGATTGAAATTCGCAAGGAAATTGAACGGCAAAAGTGGGAAGAGGAACGCGCATCCGAAGCCCGCATGGAAGAAATTAAAGAGGCTGCCGCTGTTTTTATGATCGTTATTGGCGTTTTGGTTGCCATGCTGATCGTTGGCGCCATGTTTTTAGAGAGGGTGAACTGATGGATCTCGGTGTTTTTGGAAAACTGATTGAAAACGTGGCGCCGACTATCGCCACTGCCCTCGGCGGGCCTGTCGCTGGTATGGCCGTCAAAGCCTTATCTACGGCCCTGCTTGGCCACCCAGATGGTTCAGAAGACGACGTTAATGCCGCATTGGCAGTCGCCACACCTGATCAGATTGCTGCGATCAAACGGGCTGATAATGACTTTAAAGTGCAAATGAAGTCATTGGATATTGATCTTGTAAGAATAGCGGAGAAGGATCGTGAATCAGCTCGCAATATGCAAATGGCCAACAAATCCATGTTGGTACCCAGCCTCGCCACGATTATCATTTCTGCTTTTGTGGTGGTAACAATTGGCACTTTGCTTGGCTATGCGAAGATCGAGTCAGCCATGGCTGGCACATTGATCGGCTACCTGTCAGCCAAGGCAGAGCTGGTTTTGTCTTTTTATTTTGGCTCATCTGCCGACAGCGAAAGCAAGTCGGAAATGATTTACCATTCAACGCCGCACAATGGGGGCAAATGATGAATTTTAAAGGTGCAGCTCAAAAATTGGTGTCGGCTGACTTCATGACGGTCGCCGATGAATTGGATGTCGATAGCGCGGCCCTGCGGGCCGTATTGACCGTTGAAACGGGTGGGAGTGGGTTTGATGCTGCAGGACGTCCTAAAGCGTTGTTTGAGCGCCATTATTTTTATAAATTCTTGGCTAATCAACCTGACAAACAGGCTCAAGCCGTTGATGCCGGTTTGGCTTACCCTAAATGGGGTGAAAAGCCTTATCCGCACGGATCTGATGCCGTTTATGCAGAAATTGAAGCTGCGTGCGAAATTGATTTGGACGCTGCATTACGGTCTGTTTCATGGGGACTTGGTCAAATTATGGGCAACAACCACAAAATGGTTGGCTATGACGATGTCCAAGATATGGTCACAGACGCCATGGAATCGGAATTGAAGCAACTTCGTCAAATGGCCGCATTCATCAAGGCAGCGGGGTTGCTTGATGAATTGCAAAATAAGAATTGGGCTGGATTTGCTAAGGGTTATAACGGCCCTCAATATGAAGTGAACAAGTATGACGTAAAATTGGCTGATGCATATAACAAATTTGCGTGATATAATAAAAAATTAGTGAACATGGGCAGCACACGATGACGACAGGTCTCACATACACCACCTACGTCAGCCAAATCGCCACATTGGCGGTTGTGCCTGTAACTGACACTAATTACCAGTCAATCTTGCCGCAAATGATTACCTATGCGGAAAATCGCATTTGCCGCGATTTGGATTTTTTATCGACGCAGTATGCAAACACATACATGATGACGGCTGGATCAAATCAATTGACCATCCCGACCGGTGACTTCATCACCATCCAAACCATCAGTATCACAAGCGGCACGTTGAACAATTCCGTTTTGCCTGTATCCAAAGAATTTATTCAAAATGTATACAATAACAGTGCGTCAACTGGCCTTCCAACCGTATTTGCTGTTTATGGCGGCGATCAGGCTACGACGGGCTTGACCAGTCAAAATATCATTTTTGGCCCATATCCAGACCAAAATTACAGCGTAACGGTGACAGGTACGGCTCGTCCGCAAAGCTTGTCTTCGACCAATTCACAAACCTTTATCAGCACCTATTTGCCTGACTTATTCATCATGGCAAGTATGGTTTACGTCAGCGCATACCAACGCAATTTTGGTAAAGAGGCTGACGATCCGCAAATGGCGCAAAGTTATGAGACGCAGTATAAAACCCTCATGATGGGTGCTGGCGTTGAAGAAGCACGCAAAAAATTCCAGTCAACTGGTTGGGCGTCTTACTCGCCTGCCGTCGTTGCCACGCCGACAAGGGGTTAAACATGCCCCATATGTCATTGAAATTGTTGCCTGGCGTCGATACGACTAAGACGCCAACCCTCAATGAGGCTTCAATTTCTTCATGCAATTTAATCCGCTTTTTGCCTGACGGAAATGGCGCCGTGCCGCAAAAATTGGGCGGCTGGGTTAAATATCCACAAAGCTTGCCATTTCAGTCTGCATCGACTGTAAGGGCTTTAAAGGCGTGGGAAGACACAAACGCAAACACTTATCTTGGTGTTGGTGCTGAAAGTAATTTGTATGCAATTTACGGGTCAACAACCCGTGACATTACGCCCCGCACACAGTCATCAAGTTTTACAGGCGGCATAACCACGACTGCAGGTAGCGCAACAATTTCTGTAAACAATACGGGTAGCAACCTAAATGTTTACAGCAACGTGTATTTTACAGTGCCTGTTTTTGTCGGCGGCATTATTCTTAATGGCCCTTATGCCATTACTCAAGTTACTGACGCTAACAATTACCAATTTGTGGCTCAATCAAACGCCACCTACACAAACTCATCAACTGCCACGATTACGATTGCATCACCTGCTGTTGTAACAACCACTTATGCGCCACCAACTGATACAACTGTTGTATTTACGACAACGGGCGCACTGCCAACGGGTTTGACTGCTGGTACGCAATACTTTGTCCGAAACATCACAAATTTGGCTGGTGGCGGCACGACATTTAACGTGTCAGCAACACCAACTGGTACGCTAATCAATACGTCAGGATCACAATCTGGCACACAGACGGCTACGTTTACCGTTCAAACACCATATCTATCTGTTACAAGCGGTTCGCCAATCGTTACCGCCTATTTCCCTAATCATGGGTATGTAGCAGGCAGTCAATTTTATATTCCATCGTCTGTTGCATTGACGATCGGCGGTATTACATTGTCAGGTGTTTATACGATCCAGACGGTATCTGACACCAACACGTTTCAATTCATTGCATCAAACACACCGACATCGACGGCATCGGCATTTATTAACACCGATAAGGTCAACGTCCTTTATTATTATGGCGCACCGCCACCTGCACCAGCATCTGGCTATAGCTCTGGCGCATACAGTTCAGGCCCATATAGTGGCAGCGCAATCGGTGCATTGACTGCAGGATCGCCTGTGACGGCTACTGATTGGTTTTTGGACAATTGGGGTGATACCCTTATCGCAAACCCTGTCGGTGGCCCCATTTACGCTTGGCAGCCCAATTCTGTTGTTCAAAACGCCAATTATATTTCAAATGCTCCTGTGCAAAATCAGGGCGTATTTGTTGCCATGCCGCAGCGGCAATTGGTGGCGTGGGGTTCGACGTTTACTGGCTTGTCAGATCCGCTCCTAATCCGTTGGTCTGACGTCCAAAATTACAACGTATGGACGGCTGCCGTTAACAATCAAGCTGGATCTTACCGCCTAACGACGGGCAGTAAAATTGTTAGCGGCATGCAGGCAAACCAACAAGGCATTTTTTGGACTGACCTTGACATGTGGGTCATGCAATATGTCGGCTATCCAAACGTCTACAGTTTTAACCAAGTCGCAACAAACTGCGGTTTGATTGGTGAAAAAGCTGCTGGTCGATTGGGGAACAGTGTCTATTGGATGAGTCAAAACGGGTTTTTCCGCACAACTGGTTCCGGTGCAGATCCACTTGTTTGCACCGTTTGGGACGTTGTTTTTCAAAACATCAACCGCGCGTATGCCAACAAAATACGCTGTGCGCCCAATACGTCATTCAACGAAATGTGGTGGTTTTACCCGTCCGCTAACAGCACTGAAATTGATTCTTATGTAAAATTCAACGTCGTGCTTGGCGTTTGGGATTACGGCACACTGGCGCGGACGGCTTGGATTGATCAATCTGTTTTGGGTCCGCCCATTGGATCTGGAACAGACAATTATATTTACCAGCATGAAGTCGGTTATAGCGCCGCTGGACAGCCGCTTAATTCAACATTTACAACGGGTTACTTCCAATTGCAGGAGGCCGACAAATTGGCATTTGTTGATCAAATTTGGCCTGACATGAAGTGGGGTCCGTATAACGGCACTCAAAATGCGACTGTTTATGTCACGTTAAATACTGCAGATTATCCTACAGACACGCCGACAACTTTAACAACTTATGCTATGACGAACGCGCAGGGGTACATTTCCTGCAGGGTGCGTGGTCGTTTGTTTTCGTTTACAATCAATTCGACCGACGGCGCTGAAACATTTTGGCGCCTTGGTAATATAAGGTTTCGTGTGGCTCAGGACGGTAAATTCTAATGGCAAGTTTAGATGACATCTTAACGACCCAAAAGAATGGCGTGGTGGCAATCAACAGCCTCAGCCAATATTTGAACTATGTCTATAACCTGATGCGCGGTACGCCGCTTTCACCTACAGCATCAACCACATCCGTATCAACTTTGTACACTGTGCCGTCAACTGGTCAATTTCTTTTGACTGACATCGAGATCTGCAACACGACGTCAACGGCTGGCACGTTCACCATTTACCTTGTACCGTCTGGTGGTACAGCGTCACAGTCAAACGCCCTTTTTTATGCGGCGCCAATTGGCGGCAATACGCTTGTGCAATGGACTGGTCAACAGGCGCTTGGTGCTGGTTATACCATACAAGCATTGGCATCTGCGACGACAATTACAATTAAACCATCGGGGAGCGCACAGTAATGGCAATTACTTCGTACCCACCCATATTTTCCAATGAAAACACTTTGGCGCTTCCGACATACATGCAAGTCGCTCGCGGCCTTGTGACCGGCGCATCTGTCGTAAATATTTACGGGTATCAAGCGGCATTGCCCAATTCAAGCGGTGCGAC